GCGACATGAAGCCACCAAGCGCTTGCAGTATTCCACCAAATAAGCCCTGCATGGCGTCGCCAAATGAAGCCGCCCCGGTAGCAAAGCTGCCGAATGCTTCCCCCGCCTGGGCCGCAAAACTGGCAAATAGTGGCCCAATAGAATTGCTGAGATTATCGGCCAGCTCCCCCATCTGGGTATTAAAGTCAAGCTGCGCCTGCGTAACAGGGACAAATGCCGCCTGCAACGCCCCGTTACCGGCGGCGATGTTCTCGGCCGCAATGCGGAAAGTGGTTTTATAATCAGGCAGCAGTAGGCCAGGCACATCCGGTGTTACGGGCACCTCTACCTTCAAATCAGGCGTCTCGAACAACTTTTCGCTGCCCTTCACCATGCGCCCGGTCAGCGTCTCGCTAGCCCCTAGCATCGTGGCGTTGAGCCGGGCGTAGTCAGCCGTGAGGGCGCGCACGGCCGCGCTGTGCGGCCCGTAGCCGGCCGCCAGCAGGCGCTTGATGCTGGCCAGGTCGGTATCGCGGCGGGCCTCCAGGTACTTGAACTGGTCGCCGAGGGCCGCGCTCTCGCGGGCAATGTCCCGGAAGGCTTTGGCGTTTTCGCGCTCAGCATCGCCAAGCGACTCAAGCTGCTTGATTTGTTCTTTTAAATTGCTTATCAGCGCGTTCGAGTTGGCGATATCAGCCACCGTTTTGAGGTCGGGCCGGGCGTCCTGCGCCGCCTTCAGCCGGGCTTCCAATTCGGCCAGCAGGCCGGTTTTCTTGGTTGCATCTGCTACGCCAGCCCCGAAAAATTTCAGCGCAATCTCGGCATCAGTGAGCGCCTGCTTGAGTTGGCCGCCCATGGTACCGCTCAGCAGCCCGGCGGCGGCCTCGAAGTCCTGCACCTGCTTGCGCTGCTTCTCCAGCTCTTCGCCCACCTTGGCGATATCGTCGCGTAGGTAGCCGATGTTTTCGGCCGCTCCCTTCGCGCCCAGGCTGCTGAGCGCAACGCCGTTGAGCTTGCCCGTCTCGTTGACCTCCACGGCCTTACGCTGCAAAAACGCATACTGGTCCGTTAGCTCCTTGAGCTGCGCCCGGGCGGCCGGCAGGCTGCTCAGGGCAAAGGCCTTGTCGAGGCCCTGAAACGTACTGACGGCCTTGCGGGCCTTCTCGGCGGCAATGTCAATGTAGTTGCCGTACTGGTCGATTTTGGTGCCGGCCTCGGGCATGATGGCCGTGACCTGCTGCACGACGCTACGCAACTCTTCCTGCTCGGCCGCGCTCAGGGTGGTTTTGCTCTTGAGCTGGTCGTAGCGGTCGAGCAGCGGGGTGAGGCTGCTATCGAGCTTCTGCGTAGCCTGCACCTGCTTTTGAAACGTCTCGTACGCCCGCTGCCCTTCCGTGTTGGCCGCGTAGATAACCGCGCCCAGGGTGAGCAGCACCGCCACGATGGCCCCGGTAGGGCTGAGCACGGCGGCCAGCGCCCCGCGCAGGGCCACCATGTTATTTTGCAGCAGCAGCGTAGCGGCCTTTACCTCCACAATGCCGGCGCGGATGGCCGGTAGGGCCGCGCCCAGCGTGCCCAGGGCCACGGCTACCGGTCCGACGGACGCGGCCAGCCCGGCCAGTACTACACCGGTAGACAGCACGGCCGGGTTGAGTTGCGCCAGGCTGGCGGCCAGGGCCGCGCCGCGCCGCAGCAGCCCGTCGAAGAAGGCCAGTAGGCCACTATCAGCTACGGCCTGGGCCAGGCCCTCCATCGCACTTTTGAACGCCTCGAGCCCGCCAGTGAAACCCTGGTTGAGAATAGCGCCCTGGGCGGCGGCATTCACCTTGCCGATGCTGGCGGCCATCTCGTCAAAGCCCTCGCTGCCGGCCTTGGCCAGCAGCAGGGCCGTACGAATGCTGTCGGCCCCGAAAATCTGGGTGCCGAACGTGTTGCGAGCTTCGTCGGAAAGACCGGCAAACGACTTTTGCAGCAGGCCGGCGATGTCGCGCAGCGGCAGCATCTTGCCTTGGGCGTCGAAGAAGTTGAGGCCCAGCTTCTCCATGGCGGCGGCCGCCTCTTTACTCTGGGGCACGAGGCGCTGCAAGAATGTCTTGAAGCTGGTTCCCGCATCCGAGCCCGAGCTGAAGCCCGAGCTGGTCACGGCCAGGGCCGTGTTGAAGTCCTCGAAATTGGCCCCCAACTGGCCGGCCACGGCCCCGGCCTGGCCCAGGGCCTGGCGGTAGTCGTCGATTGAGAACTTGCTGGCGATGGTGGCGCCCGTGATGTTGCTCACGAGGCCGGCCGCGTCCTGGGCGCTCTTGCCGAAATTGTTCATCACGTCGGTGGTGATGTCGGCGGCCGTGGCCAGCTGCGCGCCCGTGGCCGTGGCCAGGGCGGTGGTCGCGTCCACCGCCCCGCCCAGGATATCGCGGGTGCTGGCCCCGTTCTTGGCCAGGTTTTCCAGTGCCTGCGCGGCCTGAATGCTGGAGAATTTAAGGTCAGGGTCGAGGGCGATATCCTGCGCTTTTTTGCGCAGCGCCTCCAGCTCGGAGCCGCTGGCCTGCGTGGCCGCCTGCACCCGGTTGAAGGCCGATTGGAAGTCGCCGCCCACTTTGAGGCTGGCGGCCGTGAGCGCGGCCACGGGCAGCGTCACGTACTGCGTGAGGCTGGTGCCGATGTCCTTGAGGCCCTCGCTGAACTTGACGAGCCCGCTGAGTTCCTTGCGGGCGTTGGCCATCGCGGCGCGGAAGCCCGAAATTTCGGCACCTAAGACAACGGAAACGGAGGCAATAATATCAGCCATTTAAGCAGCAGAAAGAAGATTGTCAAATTCGGCCAGGCGGGCCAGCGTTTCGTCGAGTTCGGTCTCGCTCATCGGCGGGGCCGGGGGCGGGTCGCCGGGTAGCTGGAATACCTCCTCGGGCGCGATGGCGGGCGTGTTGGGGGCGCGGTTGACGTTGAGCAGGATGGTACCCAGCCAGCGCGTGCGCCGCCAGGCCTCGTTTTGGCGGCGGTGGTAGCCACGGCATAACCGGTCGAACTCGGTAAGCGTCAGCTCCCAGAATTCGGCTGGCCGCAGGCTTAGCTCGCCGAGGGCGAAGTCGAGGTGCTGGCCCCATTCGTCTCCTCGCTCGTCGGCGCTGGCTGCGGAGCCTGAGCTATCAGCGCCTGGAACAAAGGGGCCTGGTCAATGCGCACGGCCTGCATGATGGCCTGGGTCAGCTCGGCCGTCTGGGCGGGGCTAAGGGCTTCTACCACGTCGAGCGCTTCGCCTACGCCAAAGCTGGCTGGGGCAGCGGGCACGCAGCACCGCACAGCGCTGGTTACCAACTCGCCCACGGCACCGATAAAGTCCGTGGCTACGCGGTCGCCGAGGTCAAATAGCTTGCAGCCGGTGCGGGTGGTGTAGTCGTGCAACACGCGTAGGCCGAAGCGCAGCTTGTGCGGTTGGCCAGCGATGAGTAGCGTGATTTCGCCGCGGGCGGGGTTGGGAATGGTAGTAGCTTCCATCTTGTGCAGAAAAAAGGGAATGAGTTTCGCCCAAAAAGCCCGCCACGGAAGCCGGGCGGGTTTTCTGGACATGGACCGCAGAAAAACTAGGGGGCCAGCGTTTTGGTGAGCGGGCCGGTACCTTGCAGGCTGATGGCGTAGGTGGCCACGCCCTTGAGCTGGCCCTTGAAGCTGGACTTGGTGATGAGGGCCAGGCCCGAGTACCACGCGCTGCCGGTAGCCGAGCCGATTTGGTAGCGCACCTGCACGGGCGTGTTGGCCAGTTGCAGGTCGAGCAGGTTCTCGGCCGTCACGTTGTTGTCGGCGTCGGTCGCGCCGGGGCCGCTGGCGTCGTTGGTAGCCTGGCGCACGTTGAGCGTGCCGCCGAGCGTCCAGCCGGTTTGCCCGCCGATGAATTCCTTGAACTGGCCGCTGGCCACGCAGCTGGCCTCATCGGCCTCGGTATCTACGTCGAAGGTGGAGTCGGTAATACAGCCGACGAGCACGTACTTGAGCGCGGCGGCGACCGTTTTTTGCACGGCCAGGCCAATATCCCTGCCGTTGATTTTGTTGAGAGCCATTGTTTTTGCAGAAAAAAGGTGAGTGAGAATTAGGGCAATTCAACCACGTAATCGAGGCTGCGGAACAGGCACAGTGCCCGCTCATCGTGGTGGTCCTGCTGGTTGTCGAGCGTGAGGTATACACCCGGCTCGGGCTCGGCGTAGTCGAGCACGGCGCGCAGCGCGGCGGTGAGCTCGGCCAGCAGGGCGTAGTCGGTGAGGTCTTCGGAAAAGAGACTCAGCTGCACCCGGCCCACGTCGCCCAGCCGGCACGCGGCCGAGCTGCCCGCCGCCGGGCCGCTGCTGATGAGCTGGTAGGTGACGTAGGGTCGGGCAGTAGTTTGCGGGGCTACGACCGGGTACACCTTCACCTGCCCGTCGGGCGCGGTCAGCAGGGCCGCCACGGCGGGGGCCTGGCTGAGCAAGCTGAAGATGAGTTGGCCGGGCTCCATTAAAATTTCACTGATTTAAAGTCGGTTTCAATAATTTCCCGCAGCCCATCATTCACGTTCTCAATTACCTGCGGCAGCGTCGCGTCGGCCGCCGGGCGCATGAAGGGCTGGGCCGCAATGCCCGGGTGCTGCACCTCGGGCGCGTAGGTGCCAGCGAAGTGCAGCAGCCCGCCAGCAGCCTTGGCCCGAATCACGTGCGGGGCCGTGCCGTACTCCAGCAGGTGCGCGTGGTGGCCTTTGTAGCCGTTGCCGCGCCGGGGACCAATCGAGATGCCGCCCGCCTTGCGGTTGTTGAGCACGCCGATGGAGCGGGTGGTTTCGCCCGTCACGTCGGCATTGCTGCTGAGTTCCTTGGCGCGCTTCACGAGCGGCTTGGCGGCCTGGTTGAAAATCTTGTTGACGACCGGCGGGCTGAGCTTCGGGCCGAGGCCCGCCAGCACGTCGCCGAGGTCATCGAAGCCCTTGAAGCTGATGCCGGATGAATTAGCCATGCGAGTAGCAGGTAAGGATGGTGCCTCGCCGCCGGCCGATTTCGGCCACGTCGGTGATTTGAAAAAGACAGCCTTCGTAGCTCAGTCGCCAGGTGGGCCGCACGTCGGGCCGGTAGCGGATGGTGAAGGTGATGCGCTGGGTAGCGGTGTTTTGGTCAGCCGTGAGCGCCTCGCCGCCAGCAGCGTACTTCACGCCCGCCGCCACGGTGGCCATGTCGGTAAAGCTGGCCGGGGTCGGCGCGCCGAAGCGGTCTTGCGACGCGGCGGCCGGGGCCTGAAGCGTTACCTGGCGGTCGAGCTGGCCGATGTTCATAGCGTGGGCTCTCGTAGGATATTCATGAGCATCTTCGCCGTCGCCGGCACTTCCGTCACGTTCACGCCCACGATGACCGTCTGCCGGTTTTCGTACCAGTGGCCTACCGTGAGCAGCAGATACTGGTCGGCCATCGCCTGCTCGTCAGGGCTGAGCGCGGCTGGGTCGGCGTAGCGCACAAACAGGAGCGTAGGCGGCACGGTGGCAGGGTCGCTGGCCGAAGCAAGCGCCGGCTCACCCACGGCGGGCCAGCGGCGCTTGCTTTCGGTGCGGAACAGGCCCAGCGCCGCTGCCAGGTAGCCGCTCAGCAGCGCATCCTCGTCGGTGGCGGCGAGGTCGAGCTTGAGGT